GCAGACCGTTTCAAAATAATCAACAAAAATTTACGAAATAGGAAAATTTTGTTGACAAGATGGAATCATGAATGCTATTATGTGATTGTAGATTTTAAATCAACATTGAGAGGAGGTGTAAAGATGATTAATTACGAGCTTTTAAAGAATCGAATTAACAAATCTGGGATTAAGATTTACGCATTAGCAGAAGCCTGTGGCTTAACTCCTCAAGGATTGTACAATAAGCTGAATGGGAAGAATGATTTCCGGTGTTCGGAAATTATTTGTCTTAGTAAAGCATTAAATCTTTCTCCCGAGGATAGAAATGCAATTTTTTTTGCTCAGATTGTTGATTAATAGTCAACAAAAACAACAACCGCAAACAAGGAGGGAAGAAGATGAACGAAAAAGAAGCCACCCGCAAATTGAGTAAACAGCGGATGGCAAAGCTTTTGCAGATTAACAACCAATTAGTAGACATATCTAGGATGGGGGCATCAACTCCTAAGGTCTTGATTGATGGTTATATCCGAGTAGGGGAGATGCTCGATCGATTGATTATCGAAGAAGCGAAGATTCAAGAAGCGACATTGTGATTTTACCGGCTATCGCTTTAACCGTATCTAGAGCTGCGGAAGAGCCTGTTGAGGTTAAGAAGTCTTTAGTCTTATCCCAAACAGAATTAGAACGAACAGCGTCTAAGTAGTCACAACCTTCGTTTGTTAGCCATTGTACTTGATATTGAGGGTATTCATACCCTATGCAAGTGATGTCATAAGCCTCTATATAACCGGATTCATAAAGAAGGTGAAGGTGATAGCAAATTTTGTCGAAATCATCGGTTAATTGAAGAAATTCGTTTGGCGGGATATTAGTTGAATTCGATTCTTCAATGAATAACAACAGTTCACGAATAAAGTCAAGGTCACGTTTCATATGGTCAACTCCTTAAAGGTATTTTTTACAGCATACCACGGATACAACAATTTAAATATGGGACCTTAACAAAAAGAAAGGGGAAATAGGAAATGAGTCCGGCGGAAATCATTTTACGAGAAGCTGAAAAGCTTCCCTGGTACGAATGGCAATGCATCGTTAAGGCTATGGAATTCGTCCACAGAAAAAGAGCCGACAAGCTGACACTTGACGACTCGGAGAAAACGCATGAGGAGCTAATGTTCCACGTTGAGCATTATTAAGAAAGGAGCCTTAAATGGAACAACGAATTATCGCCGACATTATGTACTCGGCAGTAGAAATCGCAAGGTTGTTACACACTGATATTCAGAACGTTTATAAGTGGGTAAAAACGGGCGAAATACCGCACATTAAGCTTACCGAAAAATCAGAAATACGTTTTGCCGGATGGGAAATCCGAGCATGGCTCGATAGCAAAGCGACGGGAGGAAACGCTAATGATTGAACTTGAAATTGCAACGTGTGTAATCGTAATCGCCGTTGTACTGGCGTGTATATGGATTGAGATACGGAAAGGAGCGTAACAATGAATGCAGACCAAATGATAAATCACATGATGACGGTTATTTACACGACTGCCGATGTAGAAGGTATCCAGGTAGCAAGACATTTCAGGCCTCAAGAAATCGTCGATTCTACACTGGCTGCGTGCCACAGTATTATCGACGGCAAACGCCTGTCAGAGAGGGAAACAGCGGTACTTATCGTAACGTTCGGGGACACATGGAGAAATTACATTCGGCGTGCCGGTAACGTTCTTATATCGTTTCACTTCGAGTTAATCATTAGAAAGAGAGGGATGTAATGATGAAGGCTGCTACATTACAGAGTCCGCCTGAGTGGATTAACCAACGATACTACGAAATCCAAAACACTCCGATTCGTGTAGTTCGGAGTCATAGTATCGGCTATTACGTTAAAGAAGGGTTAAAAGCGGCACTTACGTTAACGGCTATTTACTTCTTAATTGTGCTTTTAGCACTTCTTTAAAGGAGGCTTTCCATGAATTGCGAGAATTGCCCGAATCGGGATTACTGTATTCCCGATGAGTGCATAGGAAATGGCCGCCCTCTGCAGCAACAGAAGACGGCCAAAACAACTAAAAATTAAATTTTTAATTAAAAGGAGTATATCACATGACAGTTAAAATTAACAGCTTAGCCATCGAAAATGTAAAGAGAGTAAAAGCAGTACAAATGGAATTAGCTCAAAACGGCCTTACCGTCATCGGTGGTCGTAACGGCCAAGGCAAAACCTCTGTATTAGACGCTATAGCCTGGGCTTTAGGCGGCGATAAATTCAAGCCGTCCAATGCGACAAGAGACAGTAGTACAATCCCGCCTGAGATCCATATCGAACTTTCCAACGGTCTTATCGTCGAACGAAAGGGAGCGAAAAGCTCCCTCAAGGTTATTGACCCGACTGGTGAGAAAGCTGGACAAAAACTCTTAGACAGCTTTATCGAGAAACTGGCACTAGATTTACCGAAGTTTATGGGTATGAACTCAAAAGACAAGGCCAATACGTTACTGCAAATTATCGGGATTGGTGACGAATTGGCCGAACTCGATGCCAAAGAAGCACAGCGATATAACCGACGCCTTGAAATCGGCCGTATTGCTAAGCAGAAGAAGTCATACGCCGATGAGCTTGAATATTATCCCGATGCTCCGACAGAGCCGGTCAGTGCCTCGGACCTGATTAAGCAACAACAGGAAATTTTGGCACAAAACGGCGAGAATCAACGCAAGCGTGAACAGCTAGCTAAGATGACGGAAGAACACGAAACTCTTATTTCCCAAATTGACCAGCTTAAAGCCTCTTTAGAAGAAGCCCAGGCTAAACAAGAGTCGCTGTTAGCCGATATGGAGACTGCTCAAAAGACGGTAGCCGAGCTTGTCGATGAAAGTACCGAAGAACTGGAGACTAATATCGCCCAGGTTGACGACATTAATCGCAAGGTCCGTGCTAACCAGGAAAAGGGAAAAGCCCAGGCCGAAGCCGAAGAGTTATCGGCTGAATATAACGGGCTGACGGCTGAGATTGAAGCCGTCAAGGAAGCAAAGAATGAGCTTCTTAATAAAGCGGATTTACCGCTTCCGGAACTTGGCGTTAAAGACGGCGAACTCATCTATAAAGGTCAGCAATGGGACGGCATGTCGGGAGCTGAACAGCTCATGGTAGCTACGGCGATTATTCGTAAGCTTAACCCTGAATGCGGCTTCGTCCTTATGGATAAGCTTGAACAAATGGATCAGGAAACACTTAAAGAGTTCTCCGAATGGCTCACCAATGAAGGACTCCAAGTCATTGCTACGAGAGTCGGAACGGATGACAGCTGCAGCATCATTATCGAAGACGGTTACGTTAAAGACTCGACACCGCAGCCGGTAGAAAACAAGAAATGGGAAGCCGGTAAATTCTAAAGGAGGTAGCTATGAAGATAATAACAGGAAAGCAAGAACGGTATCAAAAAGTCGTTGTGTATGGTCCTGAAGGAATCGGCAAGAGTACATTTGCCGCTCACTTCCCGAAACCCCTATTCATCGATACGGAAGCAAGTACAGCCCATATGGATGTGGCGAGATTAGAACGTCCGACGTCCTGGGCGGTACTTATGGAATATGTCCAAGAGCTTATAAAGGACCATCAAGGATTCACGACACTTGTCATCGACACAATCGACTGGGCAGAACAGCTCTGTGTACAGCATATTTGCTCTAAATACCAGGTAAGCGGCATTGAAGATATCGGATATGGCAAAGGATACGTGTATGAGAAGGAAGAATTTGGACGGCTACTTAATAAGCTCCAAGATTTAATTGAAAGCGGTATGAACGTGGTTCTCACGGCTCACGCTATGGTTCGTAAGTTTGAACGGCCTGACCAACCTCCGTACGATCGGTACGAACTCAAACTCAACAAAGCTGCCAGTCAGAAAATCTCCGATATGGTCAAGGAGTGGGCAGATATGCTACTTTTTGCCAACTACAAAGAAGAAGTTTTAAAAGTAGATAGCAAAGACAGTAACAGTAAAAAGGTCCGTGTTTCAGGCGGCCAGCGTGTGATGTATACGAGTCATCATCCGAATTGGGACGCAAAAAACCGACACGGCTTAAAGGAGTGCTTGCCCTTCGAATTTGCTCAAATCGAAAATTGTATACCCCAAAATATTCAAAAATCGCAAGTTGAAGAAAAGCCTGCAGAGGAAATAAAAACCCCTCCGAAAGAGGAACCTCCTAAAGAAGAGCCTGTTGTAAAAGCCGAGCCTAAAAAGAAGGCTAAGGAAGATGACGGGATCCCGAAAGACCTGAAGGAGCTCATGGAAGCACGGAATATCACAGAAGCTGAAATACAAGCCGTTGTAGGAAGTAAAGGGTACTTCCCGGCGGATATGAGAATTAAAGACTACCCGAAAGAATTTATAGACGGTTGCTTAATTGCCGCATTCGATACTGTAGCTCAGGCAGTAGAAGCAAACCGAGACGAAAACGTACCGTTTTAATAAGGAGGATAACAATCATGGCAGAAGAAAGAGCATTTAGTTGGGATGAAGAAATTGAAGCAGTGGAAAACGAGTTTGTCGACATACCTGCTGGAGACTATGACTTTAAGATTACCAACTTCGAACGTGGTTACTTTGAAGGAAGTGAAAAAATGCCCGCTTGCAACGAGGCAAAAATCACTTACGAAGTGAACGTAAACGGTCAGAAAGGCCGAATTAAGCAAAACCTCTTTTTACACAGCAAATCACAATGGCAGCTCACCGGATTTGCCCGTGCCATCGGACACATGAAAAAGGGTGATGACAAATTCACGATCCGTTGGAACGAAGTCCTCGGAGCGACAGGTCGCTTTAAGATTAAGCTTCGGGAATATAACGGAAAGACTTACCCGAACGTTGACCGGTTCTACGACAAGGAAGAATCGGGTAAAGAGTGGACTCAAGGAGCCTTTTAATCGTGGGCATTGAGCTTCGTCCCTATCAGCAGGCGGCGGTCGACGCCGTCCTGCATGAGTGGGACATAGGCCACAACAGAACATTACTGGTCTTGCCCACAGGATGCGGCAAGACTATTTGCTTCGCTAAGATTGCCGAATCTCAAGTACGAGTCGGTAATAGAGTTTTAATCCTGGCACATCGTGGAGAACTCTTAGAACAAGCAGCCGATAAGATAGCGAAAGCTACAGGCCTTAAATGCGCCGTAGAAAAAGCTGAGCAGACGGCCCTTCAATCTTGGTATCGAATTACCGTCGGCAGTGTTCAAACGCTTATGCGTGAAAAAAGACTGGCTCAGTTTTCTCCCGATTACTACGACACGATCATCATCGATGAAGCTCATCATTCTATCTCAGACAGCTACCAGAACGTTTTAAACTACTTCTCTAACGCTAGAGTCTTAGGCGTTACGGCAACGCCTGACAGAAGCGATATGCGAAACCTCGGACAGATATACGACAGCCTGGCGTATGAATACAAACTTCCG